AAAATGAAGCAATAGTTTCTCTTCACCAGATTCTTCCAAAATTCCAAAAGGAGAATAAAGTTGAAAAGACTCAATGTATTATTTTAACTGATGGTGAAGCAAGTTATCTTCCTTATCATAAAGAAATAGATCGTAATTGGTTGGGTCATGGTGAAGAACCATTTTTAGGTTCTCGTAGTGTTCGTCCTGGTCGTACATTCCTGCGTGATCGTAAGGTTGGTAAGACATATGGATTCCAATATGATTACCATGAATTTACAGATGTCCTTTTAAATAATCTTAAGGATAAATTCCATTCTACAAACTTTATTGGTATTCGTGTATTACCTAACAGAGAAGCAAGTAGATTTATTAGACTTTATTATCCATGTGGAAATGATAAGTTAAGTGAAGACTGGAGAAAGAACAGAAGTTTTACTATTAAGAATTCTGGTTATGATGCATACTTTGCAATGTCTGCTCAAAGTCTTGCTGACGATACAGAGTTTGAAGTTCAGGAAGACGCAACAAAAGCACAAATAAAAAGGGCATTTGTTAAGTCACTCAAGACAAAAAAACTAAATAAAAAAGTACTAGGAGAATTTGTTTCTTTAGTTGCATGAAGACATTTAAAGAATTCTTGGACGAGAGTAGTCTAAGTAGAATAAAATCTAAATCCGATAAAGGAGGGATGGCAGTCATCTCTGGAAGTCGTGGTGACAAATCAAAGAAAGAAAATAAGGCAAGAGGAAAGCAGTTAGATCGTGATATAAAAGGTAAAGGACTTCCTGGTGCCACAAAGGTATCTGGAAGATGGGATGAGAAAGATGATGATACTGGCAAAACCACAAAGGTTAAGGAGAAAAGTCACGTTGTCACTTCTGGTAAAAAGGGTAAGAGAAAGTTTAAAAAGGAAGTAAAAAAACTTGGTAAAAAATATGGACAAGATGCAGTTCTTATTCAAACGAAGAAAACTGGTACGGTTAGTGCAACAAGAAAAGGTGGACTTGGAAAAGATAGTCAAGGTAGAAATGTTAAAAGAATAAAGGCAGGTAAATTTAAACCAAACCAATCTTCACCAGCTGGTGATACTCAAGTTAAAAAGAAAACATTTGCTTATAAGTAATGACGTACTTCGCACCAGACAAAGTTCCTTATGATGAATGGTTTGATCCGAATTACAAATACGAACCCCACCCTTATGACAATTGGCCAATGGCAAAAGATTTTGAAAACCCACGTCCAGAAGAAGAGATTGCTGACGACTTGACAATTCATGAAAAAATGTATAAAATTGCTACTGCAAAGTACAATCCATTTTCTGTAGGAGGATCTGAAAGTATTCATGACTTCGAATAAACCTTATGATGACTCCAATTGGAGAGAAGAGTACAAGGGTTACACTAGTAACAAAAGGCATCTTGAACTGCTAGAGAATGGGCCTAAAAGTCTATCTCAATCTTGGATACTGCAAGCACTCTATAATGAGTGGAAGAAAATGAAGGGGTATAATAAACTTGATCCGAAAGAAAATGAAGGTCAGCATCAAAGCAGTATGAAGGAGTGGGAAGCAAGTGTTAAGAAATATCAACATTAAGTGACAAAGGGTTTAAAGTCCCACTCAATGCTTTATAATAAGGGTATTGAAATACAATTACATTATGTTCGAAATCAAAATGACTCGTGAGGAAATCATAGAAGGTTTGAAAGCGAACTTTGGATCCGAATTCACTGCAGCTGATGTGAGAGGGTTCTGTAGAATGAATGACATCGCTTATCAGACCGTCACTAAAAAAATTAAAGAATTTAACGTTGGTCGTGGTAAGTGGAACCTAGAAGTTACACAGAAAGTGGTTGAAGATATTGAGAAATCATTCAATGCTCCTTCTGTAGAACCACAAGTAGTGCAGAATTTAATCCCAGAACAAGACGATACATTTGTTAAGTTCGGGCCTTTTACAGATGTTAAAAAGATTATACAAAGTAAGCTTTTTTATCCTGCTTTTATTACTGGTCTTTCTGGAAATGGTAAAACATTCTCCGTAGAGCAAGCATGTTCTCAAACAAATAGAGAACTAATCCGTGTAAATATTACTATTGAAACTGATGAAGACGATCTTATTGGTGGCTTTCGCCTTGTGGATGGGTCAACAGTTTGGCATAACGGACCTGTCATTGAGGCGTTGGAACGTGGAGCAGTCTTGTTACTCGATGAGATTGACCTTGCTTCTAACAAAATCCTCTGCCTCCAATCCATACTTGAAGGGAAGGGTGTGTTTCTGAAGAAGATTGGTAGGTGGGTACAACCTGCTGCTGGTTTTAATGTTATCGCAACTGCAAACACAAAGGGTAAAGGATCCGACGACGGTAGGTTCATTGGTACTAATGTACTTAATGAAGCATTCCTTGAAAGATTCCCTGTAACCTTTGAGCAGGATTATCCAGCACCTTCTATAGAGAATAAGATTCTTAAGAATGTTGCTGATAGTTTAAAGGTTAAGGATATTGATTTCTGTAAGAGACTTGTAGACTGGGGTGACATCATCCGTAAAACATTCTATGATGGTGGTATTGAGGAGATCATCAGTACTCGTAGATTAGTTCATATCCTACGTGCATATTCTATCTTTAAGAATAAGGCAAAGGCAATCCAAGTTTGTGTAAACAGATTTGATGATGAGACCAAACAGTCTTTCCTAGAACTATATGATAAAGTTGATGCAGACTTTGAATTACCATCTGAAGAAGTATGACCATCTGGCAAGACTACATAAGTGCCTACAGATCAATTCTACCTATGAAGATAGAAGGTCTGTGGGCCAGTTGGGAAGGTAAAGGAACCTACCTGAATGCTATCACACATTCACATCCACACTTTCTTAAATCAAGACAGGTGGAAATCACGGATGGTAAGAGTGTTGACATCTTTAACTGTATAGCATATCCAAAGACGGGGAGTAACCTTCCCTGTTTTGGTATGGATTTAATGGCCTTCAGTGAGAAGAGGGTCATTGTTGTTTTTGATTTTCAACATCCTAAAGAGAACTATCCATATCGTGTAGAAGGTTTACCAGTAGCAACAGAAGATTATCGTTTCTTTGAAAAAGGTAATCACTTCTCTGATAATATCTTTGTTAGGTATTGTAAGATGGAAGAAGTTAATGCTTATCTATCTACATTTAAGGAATACTTGACGAAGTATGTGGATATGGTAGAATTAGAGAAACCTACTGGAACTGATACCAGTGAATATAAAGACTTTGATGCTTACATGACCAGACTTGATCCAGTAAGTGGATATCTTAAAGGTAAGTTTGGAAAAGAAAAAGCAGAGAGTTTAGTAAACGATTTTTTATTTGAATATGGTTAACGCATGGAGTTTAGCAGCCTCCGTATTAGATGGAACACTTGATGAGGATTATCCTATTATGACAAAAGCAGAAACAACTATTACTCCACAAGAAAGTGATGAGTATGATCCCCCAAAAGCAAAACCAGAACCAATTACATCATTAGAAACTGAAGATACAGATGATGTTGTTAATGTTCCTTTAGGTGATGTTAATCTTGATGAGATTACTATTAGTACTCAAGAACATTCTTCTTACTACTATGATTACAATCGTAATGACCCTGATAGGGAGAATCCATTTACGGATGCTTTTGATTATATGATGGCAGAATCGGTAGTTAGTGGTGATTCTGGTGATAGTTATTATCCATCAAAATTTACAACACTTTCTGATAATGATGATTCTATTGCACATCATGTAGATTCATTAACGCTAAATACCGAGGGTCAAATAAAGGAAACTATGTCAGATAGTAGGAACAAGTATCATGAAAAAGAGATACTCAAAGATGTAGAAGAGTATGTATCACGTACTTACAATGGTCATTACACAGGTACTAAACATGAGTACCGTAATGTTCAGACGATAGACTTGATGGCATCTAGAGATCTTGCATCCGATTTCTGTCAAGCAAACATACTAAAGTATGGTAGTCGCTATGGAAGTAAAGATGGTAGAAATAAAGGAGACTTGCTTAAAGTGATACATTATGCTATGCTATTATTACATTTTGATGAACATTACGGTAAACCTTCAATGACCAGTGGTAACATTGATCATAACATGCCTTAATTATGAAATTACGAGAACGTACTATGAAACTGTCTGACAAGACTTTGACTTTATTGAAGAACTTTTCATCAATCAATCAATCGATTCTTTTTAAGAAAGGTAGTTCTTTAAAGACTATCTCTGTGATGAAAAACATTTTAGCGGAGGCTACTATTGAAGAAGACCTTCCTACAGATTTTGGTATCTATGATCTTAATCAATTTTTGAATGGTCTTGGTTTGCATCAAAACCCTGATCTAGATTTTGAGAATGAAGGTCATGTGGTTATTAGAGAAGGAAGATCACGTACAAAGTATTTCTTTGCAGATCCTAATGTAATTGTTACTCCACCTGATAAAGAGATTGCACTTGCTAGTGAAGATGTTTCTTTTGAGTTAAGTACATCACAGTTAGATAAGTTACTTAAAGCAGCAGCGATTTATCAACTTCCAGATCTTGCAGTAGTTGGTGGAGAAGGAGTTGTTAAGATTGTAGTTAGGGATAAGAAGAATGATACTTCTAATGATTTCTCTATTGTAGTTGGTGAGACTGAATCTACATTCTCATTTAATTTCAAGGTAGAGAACATTAAGATTCTTCCTGGTACATATGATGTGGTAGTATCTCAAAAGTTATTATCAAGGTTCACTTGTAGAGATTATGATTTGACATATTACATCGCATTAGAACCAGATTCTACATTCGGGTGATGTTTATGTCTGGAGATAATTTACACGGCAAACAACCAGATATCCGCTATAGTGTAAATATTCATGATGAGGAGGAATGGGAGAAGATGTCTTTAAAAGAAAAGATGGAAGTCATGTCTCCTGCCATTAAAAGGTGGGAACAAGATTTTCTTAAAAAGAATAGGAATACGTTAAGTAAAAGAGAAGTTTCAATTCTTGAAGGAAATGAATTAAAGTCTCATGAAGGGATGATCTATGGTAGAATGTATGCACAATGGAAAATTGATTCTGGTTTTGATTTTTTATGAACATTTTTGTAACTAATCCTGACCCACATGTATCAGCAAAAGTATTGCCTGACAAACATGTGGTTAAGATGCCATTGGAGACATGTCAGATGCTCTCTATTGTATTCTCACACTGGTATTATGATTGGGGTGATGAATTAGTTAAGAAAAAAGATGGAACCCCTTTCAAGACCGAGAAAGGTGCTTTCCGTAACCATCCATGCACTCAATGGGCAGCTGCTAGTATATTCAATACTGCATGGTTGATTCAACATGGTTGTGCTTTATCTGGTGAGTATACGCATCGTTATGGTAAAGTTCATGGATGTGCTGATGCATTGTTTGAAGCAAAGAAAACCTTTCATAAATTTGCAGGAGAAGTAATTACATGCTATTGTATGGTGGAGTCATTTACTCGTGCAATGCCAAATGAGTTTAAACATAACACAAGCATTGACACTTTTACTGCTTACCAAAATTACATTAGCAGCAAACCTTGGGTTGCATCTAATTATCTTCGTGACCCATCCAGAAAACCGAATTGGGTATGACTAGACTATGGAGGATATGGAAGTATGCGTTGGGTAGCTTTGCTGATGAAAGAACTAAACGATACGACAATCACGTTGTTCTGGTACGTACTTTTATTTTCCTTTCTTATCTCATTACTAACTGTTTTATTATTAGCGGAGTAATCCGTCATTGGAATGACTTATGAGTGACTTTATCTGGGTTGAAAAATACCGACCCAAAACAATTGACGAATGTATTCTCCCAGAGAGTATTAAGAAAACCTTTAGTGATTTTCTAAATAAGGGTGAGATACCGAACATGCTTCTTTCTGGGCCTCCTGGTGTTGGAAAGACTACGGTAGCAAAAGCATTGTGTAATCAGTTGGGGGTAGACTATTATGTCATCAATGGATCAGATGAGGGAAGATTTCTTGATACGGTCAGGAATAATGCCAAGAACTTCGCATCAACAGTCTCTCTATCGTCTGAGGCAAGTCATAAAGTCATCATCATCGACGAAGCAGACAATACCACTTCCGACGTACAGCTCCTTTTGCGAGCGTCTATTGAGGAGTTCGCAGGAAACTGTAGATTCATCTTTACCTGCAACTATAAAAATAAAATCATCGAACCCCTCCACTCCCGTTGTGCGGTTGTCGAATTTGGAATCAAAGGTCAAGAGAAACCTAAAATTCAAGCAGAGTTCTTCAAGAGACTTAATACCATCTTGGAATCCGAACGGATTGCCTCCGATAAGAAAGTCCTCATCGAACTCATCAGTAAACACTTCCCAGACTGGAGAAGAATCCTAAACGAGTGTCAGAGATATGCTGTTGGTGGTAAGATAGATAGTGGAATACTTGCAACATTTTCAGACGTTAGTGTAAATGACCTCGTTAAGAATCTTAAGGAGAAGAATTTCCCAGAAGTTAGAAAGTGGGTCGTTAGTAATTTGGACAATGATAGTTCTGTACTTCTACGTCGTATCTACGATGCTCTTAATAACTCCTTGGTTCCTAATACTATTCCTGCTGCCGTTCTTATTATTGCGAAGTATCAATATCAGATTGCCTTTGTTGCGGATCAGGAAATAAATTTACTTGCAGCATTGACCGAGATCATGGTAGAATGTAAATTCAAATGAAACTAAAATGAAAGTATCTAAACAAGTTGAAGATTCTGTACAAGAAGCCATAGCATCTCTTCGTAATGCATTAGCATTTGCAGCAAGATCTGAAGAACCATACATTGCAAAACATATTGCAGATAAAATTATGGAACTTGATTCTCTTATTAAAGTCAATCAAATATTAGATCAATTGGAGGTAGAATGAAACTCAACAAGAAACAAAGACACCAAGTTAAATCTAGGTGGTATTACATCTTCTGGGGTACTGCTACCGTTGCAGTATGTGCTGGTCAGATATTTGTAGGAAGTGGTTTCCGTAGGATGTCGAATAGTCTTGACAAAGTATTAGAGTCTCCTATAATTTTAGATATTTCTCCTAGAAGAAGTTACGACCATCCGATGATTATCCAATGAAACACCTTGAGTGGCCTACAATTATATTCTTCACAGTAGTTCATCTACTATCATTATATGCATTGC